AAGAACTTACTCTTGAATCTGTATAATACAAATTGCTACCCTCACCTATATCAGAAGTGGTTATACCATGAGACGCGTCAAGATTAGCAGATGTGATTACACCATCCGCTATAAGTTTTACCTTAGTTAATGCCATAATTTATTTTTTATTATTCTTCAATTACAGGTTCCTCCACTATTGGGGCTGGCGCAAAGGGTGCATGAAAAGTTGTTTCAGTTGGTGTAATTAATTTTTCAATTTGACTATCCAACCCTGCTTTCATTGCTTCTACATCTAATCCAGCTTCTAACCATCCGATTACTTGTTCTTCAGTCAGATCTGCGTAAGCTGTAAAATTATCTGCATCGTATTCTACGTTGTGAGTTCCTATAGAACTTGTAATGTGATCACCAGATTCATCAGTAGCTGAATAACCCCAATGTACCGTGTAGACAACGTTTTCGTTGCCATCTTCGTTTGAAATTTTTGCGTCTAACGCATTAATTGTCCAATTATAAGTGTTTGCCATTTTTTTTATTTATTTATTTTTTAATATAAGTTTGTATTTGTACTAAATGCTTGTGCTTCAATTTCAAAATCATGACCTTGGCCTGCTGGATTTAAAAATGCTATATCCATTGTTACACCAGCGAAATAAGTTGAAAAATTACTACCTGTTCCAAAAGCAATTCTAAAAGTTACTTTACTGCCATTTGCCGATATATATACTGCACTGCTTGCGTTTGGGTCACTTCCATTATTTGTTGTGCCTTGATTTATAACAGTGCTGGAACCACTATAAGCATATCCTGCATGCGTAAGATCTAAAATTTGCCCGCTTCCATATATATAACCGTAAAACTTAGCTAAAAACATTGTATTAGAATTAGCAACTATATTTGTTTTTATATGCCAATATCCAGCTTGCTGAGCAGAAGTAGAATTACGACATACTCTAGTATAATATCTGTACCAACCACTTCCTGCAACGTCTAATATACCTCCATTTTCAGAAGCCCCTGAATCAATTTGTAATCTACCAGCGTTTTGTTCACTAGTCATCCCAATTAAAGTGTTACCCCCAGATGTTATACGCATTCTTTCTATAGGATTACCAGTTGTATTATCATTAGTAGACAACATTATATCATATCCAACTGTATTATATCCATAACCAAAATCTACAGCGGGAATTGTGCCATCATACCCACCTAGTAAAGAAATAATTTTTGTACCAGTATAACCACCTACTAATGGTGCAACTGCTTTTATAACTTTTGTAGCATAATCTGTTGTTGCCGCTGTATCCGCGACTTTAACTTCTAATTTAGAACCAGGCGAAGTTGTCCCGATCCCGACGTTGTTAGATGTGCCATACCCTACAGTCATTACTTGGGAAAAAGTTTGGTTTTGTCCTGCGGTTGTATTAGGTGCTTTTGAGAAGAAAAAACCAGTGTCTACAGCTGCATTATAACCCAACATAAAACCACGTCCACTATATTTAGACACATAAGTGTTGCTGTTTGTATAATAACTATTAAAATGAACATAGACATCACTTGAATTCCTATGTAAAATACTGAAAGATCCTGCATTTAGATTATTCATATAGCTAGTGTTTCCATTAGCAATATTACTACCTGTGTAACTGCCACCTAGCCACATTTGACCTTGCGAATTTATCCGCATTCTTTCAGAAAAACCATCAAAAGCGATATTACTAACAGTTGCAAATCTTAAATCTTGGTTATTTGGATATGCTATATTAGGATTTATACTACCATTTAATAATAAGTAACCTGCGTTGCTATTAATTCTTTCTAAAGAAATTACAGCGGCTTCACCATCCCGTTTAATGTGTAAATCTTGTTCTGGAGTTGTCGTCCCAATTCCAACGTTTCCTGAACTGTTTATAAATATTCTATCACTTCCTGCTGTTCTAAACTTTATTTCATCATTACCTGAGAAACCAAAAAATGTATCACTATCTCCATTGTGTCTTAAATAACTATCTAAACCTATTTCCCCAGCTACATCTAATTTATAACTAGGGCTAGCCGTTCCAATTCCTAAATTACCCCCTAACACATTTATAAAGCTATTTGCTCCATCATTTGTCAATCTATAAGCATAATTACCTTGCGGTGATGTATCAAACCCCACGGTATATCCTGTAACATAAGCAGTTCCTCTTAAATCAAATTTATTTAAAGGCGAAGTTGTTCCGATTCCTACATTTCCTGAAGTATTGATATAAAATCTAGGTGTAAATGTTAAAGCACTACCCGCTGTAGTTGATGGTGCATTTAATATACTAAAATTACCATCATTTTGTAAATTAATCATTATGGCATTTCTACCTGTAGTAGTTGCAGTAGTATAATCCGCATTAGATGTTAAAACTAATTCTGCGTTTTGTCTTGATGTAATACCACAGCCTACATATCCAACATCTAATCTTATATTACCCGCTGTTACTGCATTAGGTACAACGCCAATCCCAACATTCCCTGAACTGTTTATACGCATTCTTTCTGATGAAAGACCCGCAGTAGAACCGCCTGTGTAAAATGTAATTGGAGCTGAATTTGCGCTTCTTAAAGCAAGACCACCTGTACCATCTGAACCAACGCTTAATTGATTCGCAGAATATGTACCAAAACTCCAAGTATTAGATGTTAATATGATACCCGCTGATTGCGTTACTGAACTTCCGTTATACGCTTTAAAACCAATTCCCGAGCCTATTGTTGCACCCGATGTTGTTGGATTGCTTACAAAAATAGAATTCAATTCAGAACTTTTTACTTCCAAAGCAGTAGCAGGATTCTGCTCTCCAATTCCTACATTTCCTGCAGAAGTTATATTTAAAAGATTTGAAGCGTCGTGAGTTTTAAAAGATAATATATCTGAATTTGAACCTTCAACACCCATAAACCAGTCTCTCGAGTCGTTAGCTATTTTTATATAAACATCAGCGTCTGTACTCGCATCTCTAATATGTAATTTTTCAGCAGGCGAAGTTCCAATTCCTACGTTTCCGTTACTCAAATCCATTGTTATAATATCCGTAGTAACACTTCCATTACTACCAATTACACCATAACCTCCTGAATTTACAAATGCTGATAAACCATAATTACTTCCATTTCTTTCAATATATAAACCGCCTGCTCTATCATTTGATGGCTGGTCAATATGTAATTTTGTTGAAGGCGAAGTAGCTCCAATTCCAACTCTATTATTTGCAGCATCTACATACAATGTATTTGTATCTACAGTAAGATCGGCAAATGTAATACCTGTAGCCGTGCTATCTAGCTTAGCCGCTGTAATTGCATTGTCTGCTAAATGAACTGTTGAAATTGTTCCATTTGCGATAACATCACCGGTTACTTTTGTATTAGCCATTTTTTTTATTTATTTATTATTCTTTTATAAAACTACCATTAGTATATACATAATTAATACCATCATGTAACACTCTGTCACCCTCTTGCACGTGAGGAAAATTTATTTCATTTATATCCATAATTTTAATATACTCCTGTTGAACTATTTGATGTTGTGTCTGCTGATACAGTTACATTTCTCCACCCATAAGGTGTATAAAATTGATAAAAATCAATTACAGGTTGTGAATACGTATTATGTTCGAATACTATAACAACATATCCATCACTTGAAATATAAGGCGATCTTACAAAGTTAGACCATTGCCCTCTGTTTGTTACGCTTAGGCTATAAAGAATTCCACTCCAGTTATGAAACATGCAAGAACCTTCTCCATATCCACCTGAGGCATATGCATAAGCTTTCAATGTAAATCCGCCCATGATATGCATCGTGTTACCACCTGATCCTGCATAAAGTGTGGTTTTAATGTGTCTATAAGAATCTGTACTTGTAATAGGATTTGCTCTATGCCAAGTATATTCCACTGTTTTAATTCTAACACCACCATCAACATCTAATTTTGTTTGAGGCGAAGTTGTCCCAATTCCTACGTTATCTGAACTATCTATGGTCATAACAGTCCCAGGGCCATTATGGTTTTTATATAATCCTGCGTTGTTACCACTAGAATACCATTCCCAACTATTACTAGCGGTATTTCTATCAGAAAACATTAAACTATTTGAAATACCTGAAGATTTTATAATACCTACTACATCTAATTTTTGTGCAGGGGAAGTAGTTCCTATTCCTACGTTTCCTGAAGGGTTTATTACTACTTTTTGAGAGCCAGCTAATTTAATTTCCATCCCCCCATTATTAATTCCTGTTATATAAGGGTTTATATCTACTGTATTACCTCCACCAAAATTTGTATTTAATCTTAAAGTATTTCCTCCTCCTATATCAGTATAAACTTCCAAATCAGCATTAGGCGAAGTAGTTCCAATTCCCACGTTTCCAGCAGATGTTATACGCATTCTTTCTGCTATAGTCCCAGAATTTGTAGTTGAAAAAGTTAACGCTCCATAATTAGTTCCCCCTGCTTGTCTTATTCCTGTAATTCTTGCAAGATTTAAACTTGAACTTGTATTATAAAAATTTAATTGTGTTATCTCATCCCCACTTGAAGGTGCTGTTCCAGTAAATCTTATATTTCCAGAATTGTCTATACGCATTCTTTCTGAACCATTAAGATAAAACGCTTGACGATAAGTATTTCCAGATTCTCCTGCGGTTAACCTTAATTCCCCTGTGCTATAATCAATTTTTAAACCTCCTTTATTATTTGTATTGTTATAGTTAAAATATATTTCACTTGACGTCGTAGATGGTCCAATACTTATAGTCCCTGAACTGTCTATACGCATTCTTTCTGTAGCTGAACTTGGAACTCCTGTGTTAAAAGCTAAACCAGAGCCTTGTCCTGTTGTAGATTGTGATATTGAATAAATAGAACCCGATACACCTGTTCCACTACCTGAATCGTCATTTTGTTTAAAATCAATACGACCCATTATAGTTCCATCACCAATAGACGTTCTACTATCTTCAATGGTAATAATAGGGGATGAACCTTCTACATTAAGCAATGTATCAGGCGAATCAGTTCCGATTCCTACGTTGCCCGCTCGTTCAACCTTAAATCTTGGATAAGTCTGTTGGTTATCATCCCATACTTGAAAAGCATTACTTCCTGACCCAACAAAAACATCTAATCCTCCTACGTCTTGTTTTGCGTCAGTCCAAGATGAATGAGCAGCTGAACCAAGTTTTACATTTCCTGGAACATCAAGTTTAGCGTTTGGGCTTGTTTCTCCAATTCCGACGTTTCCTGAACTGTCTATAGTCATTCTTAAACCTGCCGCTGTACCAAAATTCATAGAATCTGCAGAATGATTATAATTTACATAACCTCTATATGCTGTATTTCCACTTGTGCCATCGGCAAACATCAAATAGTTATTATGACTTGTCGCATTTGACCTAATTGTAATACCACCTAAATCAGCTTTTGCTTTTACAACTAAATCTGGTGAAAAATAACTTGATGGTGATGTTTCTCCTATTCCTACATTTCCAGAATTGTCTATCACCATTCTTGGTGTTGTAGGATTTCCTGTTGCAGTAGTGCTGCTTAAAAATTCAAGAGTTCCTGCTGCTGAATAGTTATTATGTATCATCCAAGACCTTGAATTTGTAGGGTCACTTGGAGAGCTTCTAACTTTGAAAGACAAACCGGAAGCATCGTTATTAGTAGAAGTAATACTTAAATTTCCAATATTTGCATTTACTAGACTTTCAATACTAACACTTCCTGCAAAAGTTGCGTTTCCTGATGCTCTAAATGTGCCATTAACATCAAGTTTATAAAAAGGAGTTAGTGTTCCTATACCAACTTCTTCATTACCATTTATTGTTATAGCTGTTGCATTTGCGTTGTCGTCAATACCTTGTGATGTAAAAAATCCATTTATGGTTGCGTTTCCATCAACAACTAAATTATTTGTTAAATCCCATGTATCATCAGCGTCGTCAAATATAAAACTTGCTTGCGTGACTCCATCACCTCTATATACAGATATACCAGACGTAGTTGCTGTTGCTGTATCTGGTGAGCCCTGAGTAGTGTTTAATTGTAATATATTATCCTCAACCTCTACTGTTTGCGTATTTAATATAGTTTGAGTACCGTCAACAGTTAAATTTCCTCCAATAATTACATTACTAGATATATTTGCATCACCTGTTACATCTAAACTGTAATTTGGTGAATTATTATTTATACCTAATCGATTATTTGATTCGTCTAAGTGCACTACTGTTGATTCAGTTGTATTGCCATCACCAACCCATATTTTACCCGTAGTTAAATTAGGTATATCATTTGTTCTAAGTATTGACGATACTAATAACGATCCTGAACTACCACCAGATGATCTTGCAACTTTAGCAACGTTTTGAATTAAATTGCCACCCGTTGGTTTTGTCATTGTAAGACCACCACCTGCTTTTACATATACCGTGTCATTTGATGATGTACTTGTACCATCAATTGTGTCTGTTGTAAGATTTCTTAAATAGCCACCTGTAATTACATAACCTTCTTCGTTTACAGCAAGTGTAGTTAATAATAATCCTGCTGATGGCATTTTAGCACTATCGCTTGCATCTGCTGGTGCAATTTGTAATCTTGCTGAATTACCAATATTACCTGTTATATATACAGGCTCGCCTTTAGCTATACTTGCAGTGTGTGTATTTTTTACAGGTATAATTACCGCACCTGCTTGCAAACTATCTGTTTGTGCTGCAGAAGCAATACTAATTACTTCTATATCCACACCATTTGCCGGCGCTGTATCAAAACTAAGTGTAGTGGAATCTACTGCATAAGTGCCTTTAAATTGATAAACACCATTTAAAAACACAAAAGTTTTAACTTCGTTGTCTATAACTTGTGCTAATGTAAAATCTGTTGATGAGCCGTTACCTGTAAAATTATCTTGGTATATAACTGTAGGACCAGTATTTATTCCGGCTATGGATATAACTTCTATGCTGTGGCCACTTATTGGTGCTGTTGTAAAAGTTATTTGTGTGCTGCTTAAAGAATATGTATCTTTTTCTTGATAAACACCATCTATGTATATGAAAGATTGATCTTCTGTAGTTAATGAATTTTGTAAATCAAATACAACAGTGCTTCCGTCCCCAGTAAAATTATCTCTATAAATTACAGACGCAGAACTACTAGCAGATGGATCAGCAAATGATAAATTACCAGAACCATCTGTTTTGATAAATTGCCCATTGCTTCCGTCTGACGCAGGAAATGTATATGCGTCGTTAATTCTTATATTACTAAGAAAACGATTTGCCATATTAAATTTATAAAATTATATTAACCTATTTTTGTAATAAGTACTCTGATGTCGTTAGTAGACGGGATTGAATTACTACTAAAATCAATTGTTACAACTGATGTAGATGTTCTTACCACGTCTGCATAAACTGTGTCTAATGAACTATTATCATAAAGCTGTACAATTACATCCTGAGAACCTAAATTGTGTGTTACAGTGTAAGAAGTATCTACTCCATTACCAATTGATGTTGAGTACGTGCTTTCACCAACTGTTTGTATTTCGTAATAATCAGTTCCATTTTTAGTAAGCTCCCAAGTATCACTTGTTTCATTCCATCTTAATGCTACATTGTCATCAGCAGTTCCTCTTTCAATTTCAATACCACCATTTTCACTTGGTGAAGAACCCGCATAATTACTATTTAAAGTAATAATATTATCAGCAAGATTTATTGTTTCCGTATTTACAGTAGTTGTCGTTCCCGATACCGTTAAATTTCCAGAAACGATTAAGTTTCCTGAAACAGTTGGATTGTCAACTAAGCCAATTTGAATTTGGTTATTAGTTACAGTTGTTTCAATTTCATTTGCAGTACCAGCAAAAGTTAACG